GTCTACTTTTTTATCCACTTTGTTTTTTCCTTTCATAGTAGGAGGTTGTTTTTCAGAGGCTTCTATTTTCTTTTTAGTATTAGATATTTTCTTTTTCTCTGTTATTTCTTTTTGTACAGGGTCAGGTTGCGGTTCTGCTGGTTGCGGTGTCCCCATAATCAAGTTTACGGCTTTTTCTAAAGAAACAGCCCCTGCGTAACCTTGAGTCATGTACGCATCCCGTAGCTCTAATACTTCATTTGTTTTGTCTTGATTAAACTTAGGGTCTGCTTGATTTAATTCAGGGTACATAGCTTCTAGTTGGGTTGCTTTAGTTTGCAAATCAACCATCTCTTGGTTTTGATTAACGGTCTGGCCCATCTTAGCCTGCATTTCAAACATCATTTGTTGTTTTTCTGCGGCTCTGATTTCACCACGCAGCTGCGTAGCTTTTTCAGTTTCACCTTCCATAATTAAAGTTTGGTATTCTACTTCTTTAGCGTCGAAATCAAACTCCGGGGCTTCTTTTACATCTTCTACCTTTGGAGCTAAAGCTTCATCTAACTTTTTTTGTAATGCTTTTTGTTTTTGCAATACTTCATCAAACCTAGATTTAGGAATCATAGGTTCTTTTGCTTCATCAACGACTGCCTCATCTGTTCCCTCAGGTTGTTGTGTATCTCCCTCATGCTCTTCCAGTACTGTCTCTTCTCCTGTACTTTCTGCGTCTTCGCTTTCATCTTCAGCGCTTTCCTCTTCGTCTTCCTCTTCAGGCTCTTCTGATGTTTCTTCATCAGACTCTGTCTCTTCAACTTCTTCACTTGTTTCCTCCTCTTGAGTTTCTTCTTCCTCAGTTTCAAAGCTCATATCTACTTTGTAATCTGTTCCTGCTTCCTCTTCTGGTAGCGGGTCAGCGCCAGGCATAACGTCCATAGTTTGGACTTCATCTACTTGAGTTTCATTATCTTTCTTAGCCATCTGGGGTACCTCCTGTTTTGTCTAAGTTTTTAAGAGCTTCAACGGCCATCTTGGACGCTGCTGCTGTGTCGGACTGGTCTTTACGCATTTGGTTAGTTAACTCTGATAACCTTTCACGTAATCCTAGTTCTTCACGTTTAGTTTGAATTTTACTTTGTAATTCAGCAATCTTCAACTCTGGTTCTGTTTCTATTTGTTCTACTTTAGCAGCATTTAAAGCAGCTGAAGTTTGTAGAGTAGCGACTTCAGCTTCTAGCTTAGCAATCTCAAGCTGCGTACTTCTGATCTGTGATTCCATCTGGAATTTCTGTAGTTGTATTTGTTCTGGTGATTTAGGCGCAGTACCTTGCATCTTTCTAATTCTGTCTGCAACATCTGCTTTACGTGATAAATGTGAATACTCTACTATCATGTCGTCTGGAATAGGCACTCCCACCTGACGTAAAGATATAGCTTCAGCAAATTGCATTTCGTCAAAGTTGTCTCTAGCTGGTGCTTGTGAAACTACAACATCATATTCACCTAGCTGTAGGTTGTTTACTATTTCACCAGCTGCATCCATTTGGTTTACACGCATTGACCTTCTCGGTTTGTATGGGTCTTCGTTGTCTGTTACCTGTATGACTCTTTCTTCTGTGTAATAAGTTTGCACCAGGCGTAAAACAGCTTCTGCTAAATATTGTCTTGTCTTTGCTAAATTAGTAAGAGGCACTTGTAATAACATAGAGCCTCTGTTTTGTTTTTGTTGTATGGCAACACCAGATACTTCTGCGCTATCCTGTCCTAGCATAGAGTCAGTTATACCACTTATTTGTTTTATGTTGGCTGCAGCTTTTTGTCCTAGTCTATCTAAACCTGTAGGTATTTGATTAGGTGGTATTTTGGCTGGAGGCGTAGAGCCACGATTAAACTCTAATACGAGGCCAGTTTCTGCACCATGCTCTTCCAAGTCATCCGCTGTCATACCAGCAAGAGAACCGTTCTCTACGATCCAACCACTGTTTGCAGTGGTGTTTACTATATGCAGTTCTTGTGATGTTATCTTGTTTAGCTGTTCCTGTGGAGATAATAAGTTTCGTACCATACCAAACGGTTTGCCCCTACGAAAGTATGGAAAATATGGCACGATCGTAAAATGTCCATATGGGGACCAATCATCAAACAACACTACTGTGTCAGCTGTCACAGTCCATCGGACCTTTCGCTTATGTTTGGTTATTATATCTAGGCCAAATCTGTCTGCGAACTCTTCTCTTTGTTTTTTATTGAACCGATGTGGGACCTCGCGCATATCACCAGTTACTACATCGACGTAAAACATGCATTCTTTTAACTGAAAATGTTGTCTTTCTATAACTCTAACTGACCTAAGTGCGGCTGCACTATCTGGGTCATTAGGATATTGTTGTCCGTAGTTTTCTTGGTCTGTGTCTCCGTACCTTTCTTCCTCATACTCCATAGAATCAGAGCCCATAGTAGTCCCAGTCTCTGCTAAAACTCTTAACCTATCTGCTTTCTCTTGTCCGTATACCTCGTCTATTTCATCTATGCTCATCCACTTGCTTTCAAATATTTCATTCCAAGTTCGTGGGTCATAGTGTTTTGCATCTGGATCAATAAGAATATCTAGTGGGTCTTTGGCTTCTATCTTTACTTCACCTTGTATGTGGTCATCAAAATCTATGCGCACATCAAAGTAACCTCTATCTTGTATAAGACCATCAGAAAATACCTGGTTCTCTACCCAATCTAGTTTGTTGTTATCTGCTATTTGTTGATAAACCATAGTTAACACATCTGCTACCTCTTGGTTGCCTCCGCCCCTAGGTTTAAATTGTATATCTGCTTTTTTCGTGCTTTGTTCCCCAAGCACTGCGTTGATTGTAGGTAATATAGTATTGATTGTTAGTGCTGGTCTGCCCTGGTCATCGAGCTGTTGCATATCAAACTCGTCCCACTGATCGCCTCGATAATACATATCACATTTCTTTGCCATATGTACGTATTCTTCATGGCCATTGTCTCGCGCCCTAGTGTAAGCATCCCACTGTTTTTTTGCTATATCTAACTGCTCTGCTTCGTTTAGATTTTGCTTAATTTTCTTTTTTGCTTTCTTATATGCCATGTTATGCACTCATTGCCGATTTTTTCTTCGGGCCTTTTGCTATATATCTTAACTTATCTCGCCAAGAAGGTATATGTTCTGGTGCCTCATAAAAAGTTGCGTATTCACTCATCATCAAACCAACCCAGGCCAAAGCATCAACTTGGTCATCATGCACACCGTTAGGAAAACGCAAAAGTTCAGCAACCAACGGTCCTGTCCATACAGCATCTTCGGGTACAAAAACTCTTCCTTGTTGCATCCTACCTTGAATAGCTCTAGCTCTTGCTTCTTTATCACGTCGCCCTACTTTTAAATCTTTAAAATATGCGGAATGTAATCCACGTTCTGACACTCTTTTTTGTAGGAAAGGCCCAATAGCCATTTCTATGTGTCCTTTTTCTATGCCAATAATACCAGGTCTCCACTGTTCGTAGAAATCTAATATTTTTTCTACCAACTCAAAACCGTCATACTTACCTCGTATGACATCAACGATAAACATATTGTCATATTCATCTACACCAACTGTGATACCTACCGAATAGTCATTCCTATCTCGTTGACCTATCGCTAAATCCCAAGAGGTATAATAACGAAGTCTATCATAATCTATGTCCGATGGGTCATAATACTGAATCATGTCTCTGGTAAAATAATCACCATCATCTGACACGGGGTTCTGTTGATACAACGCAGTCCAGTCTCTAGGGCCTATCGCTTTTTGTATCATTTCTAAAGATTCTATGTTGTACCGTTCAGGATGCAGCGGATCACCGGCTGCACGGAACTCTTCATCCTCCTCTGCTATTGCTGGATATTTAACTACCTCCCAATCGTCTGCACCGTTCTCGGAATGTTGTAACAACCTACCTGCTAAATCGTCATCATGCCATCTAGTCAGAATGACTAGTATACCCCCACCAGGGGAAAGCCTTGTATAAGCAGTAGAGGTATACCAGTCCCAGGTCGCCTCTCTGTTATTTTCGGATTCTGCATCCTCTCGGTTTTTGATAGGATCATCGATCAACAACACGTGCGCACCTTTACCGGTAATACCACCACCAACACCAGCGGCTACATAACCACCGCCGTGGGTTGTTTGCCAGGATTCTACTGATTGTGAGTCTTTATCTAACTTAGTTTGTTCAAAAATTGATCTATAGCTCGGTTCCCTAAGCACTTGTCTTACTTTTCTGGAAAAACTCATCGCCAAAGAGCCTGAATACGAACAACTTATAAATTCATGCCCTGGATTACGCCCTAAATGCCAAGCGGGGAAGGCAAT